ATTATCTTAATATTTTTTTCTGTTTTTTGTCAACCCTCTTTTTTAATATTTGTTTTTGTTTAATTTCTCTTATTAGTTTTGTTTAGTCTTTTATCAAGTGAATCAGATTATTTAAGTTGTGCTTTTAATTCAGATTTAATCAGTCTTAAAAAGTGTTTTTCGTCTTGATGCTTATTAATCTAATCTAGCTAAAAAATAAAATCAAGTAAAAAATTAAAAAAAGTTAAAAAAAATTATATTGCTTAAAATTTAGACAGATATAAACAATTATCAAAGATTTTTTAAAGATTGCTTAAAAATTAAACAAATTACTCTGAGTCTTACTTAATATAATCCTTTATTATATAAATAATGTAATAATATCAGTATCTTAGCTCATTTTGTGGTAAAAAAGCGACAACATTTTTACAACATAGTGATATTTTTATTACATAGTGCATGCTCCACTGGGGGTTGCGTAGATATATGTACCTACAATGACAGAAATGTGGAATTTTTAGGTGTTAACCACATAGTTTTTTACTACAGATATACTAAAAGTAGGTTAATGTAGTTTGTTAAGCACATTTTTACATCATATGTAAAGAAAAACTTAGATAGGCGGCAGATTTTTGTTGACAAATACAGTTATACATGGTATAATACTATATGTATTACTAATAGTACTACTAAAACTCCTACTACTTCTAGTATATATCTTAAAGATAAAAACTTTAAGTAATACTTTTAGTAGGGTTTTAGTTTTTTACTAGAGGTGGGGGAGGATTTATGATATTTATTGTCGTTTATTCTTGACAAAACTTTTTTAAGGAGTATAACTACTGCCATGTCAAAGCCTAAAATGTTTGTTAGCGAAAATGTTATTGAAGAATTTTATAATGCATTAGCTAATGAAGATGAAGCAACACTTAAAAGATGTCATATACCTAGATCAGATGTTTTTTATGTGCGACAGAAGATACTATCGGATACAGGTATTAAGTATACACTAGATCATGTTGAAAGAGCCATGTTTCTAGAGGGTATGCTTAATGCTAAAGACGTATTTAAACCCCATTTAAAGAGGAAAGAGTATGGCTAAAAAGGTAAGCAAGAAAAAGATGCCTTGTAATAAGCCTAAACGAACACCTAAACATCCTAAAAAATCTCATATAGTAAAAGCTTGTGCTAATGGTAAAGAAAAAATAATACGTTTTGGTCAACAAGGAGCTAAAACAGCAGGTAAACCTAAAGCAGGTGAATCCTCTAGAATGAAAAAGAAGAGAGCTTCATTTAAAGCAAGGCACTCAAAGAATATTAAAAAAGGAAAAATGTCAGCGGCCTATTGGGCAAATAAGGTGAAATGGTGATGGCAGTAAACAAAGCAGGTAATTATACTAAACCCACAATGAGAAAAAATCTGTTTAATAAAATTAAAGCAGGTGGTAAAGGTGGTAGACCGGGACAATGGTCTGCACGTAAAGCACAGATGTTAGCCAAACAATATAAGGCTAAAGGTGGTGGCTATAGATCGTGAAGAAGAAGAAAAGAGATCCTAAAGTAGGTACAGGTAAAAAACCTAAAGGAAGTGACAGAAGACTGTACACAGATGAAAATCCTAAAGATACAGTTAGTATTAAGTTTGCAACAGTAGCAGATGCTAAAGCAACGATTGCAAAAGTAAAAAGAATAAAAAAACCTTACGCTAGAAAAATTCAGATCTTGACAGTGATGGAACAACGTGCTAAAGTAATGGGCAAGACTGAAGTGGTTCGTTTATGTAAACAAGCTAAACTCCAGTTGAAAAAGCAACATCAAAAGGAGAAGTAATGCCCTACTTAATTAGCAACATACCTCACTTTAAAGTGTGGGTAAGAAGAGAGTATACATGTAACCATGAACAATATCATGGAGAGTTTTTACATGGAATGGTAATAGCAGTAAATACTATACCAGACAGATGTCTAAGTTTTCAAGTTATTTTTACAGGATGTGAAAGTGACTTTGATGAAAATGAAAAGAATATACATGGTGGTGCAATGTGGGCAAGACTTCCTATTACTGCACTAGTAGCTGATGAAACTTACGAGGAATGGCCTCAAGTAATGGAAACACATTTAGCTCAACCTTGGGATTGTAGTTCTCATCATCATTCAATAGTAAAAATAGATAGGGTAAGTTCAAGTCCTTGGCTATGTAAAATTGATGGTGAGTTTTATAAAGGTAAATATTTATTTACTGTAGACTACACAGAGAATGATATTGCTGATGATCCTGCCCAACATAAACAGAGTCATGTAATACAACTTACAGATGCAGACAAGTGGACAGGAAACATTGTAGCATTACCGAATAATAGAGTTAGGGCAACGAGTCCTGCTTTATGGGAAACAGGAGAGGGCGCACCTGATTTCAAACCTAGCCAATACTCACATGCAGCTGAGATACACAATAGTTATCTTGACCCTGCTATTACTTTTAATAATCTATACTCGGAGGACTCTTAATATGATGAAGAAAAAAGGATACGCTAAAGGTGGAATGAAAAAGAAAGGCTACTCAAAAGGTGGTGCTATGAAAAAGCCTGCAGCAGGTCAAACAGGTTTAAAAAAATTACCTACTGCTGTACGTAACAAAATGGGTTACATGGCTAAAGGTGGTATGATGAAAAAGAAAGGTATGGCTAAGGGTGGAGCTATGATGAAGAAGAAGAAAGGTTATGCCAAAGGTGGTATGAAAAAGTAATGGCTTTAGCTAAGTCACAAAAATCCCTAAAGGATTGGGGTAAGCAAAAGTGGAGAACCTCTTCTGGTAAACCCTCTAAAGGTAAGAGGAGGTATCTTCCTGATGCTGCTTGGAAATCTTTATCTGCGTCAGAAAAAGCAGCTACTAATAGAGCTAAAGCTAAAGGTAATAAGGCAGGTAAACAGTTTGTCAAACAGCCTAAAAGCATTGCAAAGAAAACTGCGAGGTATAGATGATCACTCCAGAAAGATTAGATGCTTGGAGAATAGTTCCAAGATTATTAATATTGGCATACATGGTGGTATTCTATCAAACCTGTAACTGGTTTATGGATTTACCAGATCCAAACAATGCACAGGCAGGATTTGTTTCTGTCGTAGTAGGAGCAGGTGCAGCATGGTTTGGACTTTATGTAAACAAAGGCAGATCTACTGTCAACGTACAAGCTAAATCGGAGGTACGAGATAATGTTTAATAAAGAATGGTTTCAAAAGAAATTTGGTCAAGGAACAGTCTTTGACCTAGACTATGGCAAGTTGCTTATAATAGGACTTTGCCTTTACATTGCTTTTATAAAGGAGTAAAAAATGGTTGATACAAAGCAAGACATAAAGATCTCTGAAGAGATGAAACTAGAGAAAAAGATAGAAGATATGCAACAGCAGTTACATGAGCTTCGTTATGGTGATATGGAAAAAGCTTACAAAGAGTTTGAAGAAGCTAAAGAAGTAGCCATAAAAAAGTACAATGTATGGAAGCAAGCAGCATTAAAGCATGGACAAGCTCCAAAAAATATGTTAGTATACTTTAACTCATGGACACTATAATGAAGAACTTTAGAGTAATATGTTCACAATGCACAACCTACCAAGAATGTTCTAAACTAGGTAAATGTTTAAAGCAGTGACAACATTATTTATAATATTATGGTTTATTGCTTTAATTTATATAGTGACTACATTAATATGGTTATCACAAAATGATTAGTAGATTTTTAAAATGGTTAGAAAAAAGATTAGATAACTATACTAAAAAAAGAGTACAATATCTTTCAGGTAGAAATAAAAAAAATGATTAATGCAATTACAACAATGTTAAGTTCAGTCGGTGGTCTTGCTACTTCTTATATAGATGGCAAGACTGCCGTACAAAAAGCTGAAGCACAGATACGTATGAAAGAAGCAACAGGAGACATTGATTGGGATCTTGCTGCTATACGTGCCACTCAAGGATCATGGAAAGACGAGTGGATTTTATTACTGTTTTCAATCCCACTAATACTAGCCTTTACTGGTGATTGGGGAAGAGAGACAGTAGCACAAGGATTTGCTGCTTTGGAAGCAATGCCACAATGGTATCAGCTATCATTAGGTGGAATTGTAAGTGCCAGTATAGGCATGAAAGGAATTAGTAAGTTCTATGGAAAGAAAAAGCTTAGGTAGTTACTTTTTATTTTTTATTACAATTATGGCAGCTAACATATTTGTAATGATGATAGTAGCAGCTTTAATAACCATGTTTGGATATGGAGAGTATATAACATGGCAGGGAAAAGAAAATGGTTTTGGTTTATACTTAATACTTTTTCCCTTTGTTCTATATTATGGATATAAAAAAATATTACCTGCCTTATAGAAGACGATACTTAGGAGACAGAATGTTTCCTATTACAAGAATAAGATACAGAAATGCCCACACTAGAAAAAGAGAGGAAAGAAATGAGTTTTACCTTGAGCAAAAAAAGCTTAGAGAAATTAAGCGGCGTAGACGAATCATTGCAGAGATGCGTAAAAAAGGCTATAGAATTGACCAAGGTTGACTTTGGTGTAATTTGTGGTATGAGAACCCTAGCAGAACAACAGGCTCTCGTAGATAAAGGAGCTTCACAGACTTTAAAATCCAAACATCTTGATGGTTTGGCAACGGACCTAATGGCTTATGTAGGAGGGAGGGCTTCATGGGAATTGAATCTCTATGATGACATAGCAGATGCCATGAAGGAAGCTGCAAAGCTTGAGAACGTGGGCATTCGTTGGGGTGCAGCTTGGCATATTGATGATATACGCACATGGGATGGCACAATGCAGGATGCTATGAATGCGTATATAGATCTTAGAAGAGGACAAGGTAGAAGACCATTTATTGATGGACCTCACTTTGAGTTAGCATAATGTGGATGTCAATAATGATACTGTGTGCTAACCTAAACGCACAGTCTTGTATGGTAATAACAGGTAATGAATTACATACAAGTAAAGAAAAATGTTTTGAAAGTGCTATTGAAAAAGCAAACAAAGCTATTACATATCCTCAAGTATTCCAAGCAAAACCATTTTGTCAAATTATTCCGGGAACAGAACAACCAGATAAGGTAGATACATAATGGCTAGACAACTAACAGAAAAACAGCAAAAGTTTCTTGATGTTTTATTTGAAGAGGCAATGGGTAATCCTGTTATTGCTAAAAAATTAGCAGGATACAGCCACAACAACTCTACTTCTTCTATTACAGCTTCTTTACAAGATGAGATAGCTGATTTGACTAAGAAGTTTATTGCTAGTACTGCTAGTAAAGCAGCTTACTCTTTGTCTCAAATAATAGATCAACCTACAGATTTAGGTAATAAAGAAAAGATGATGGCAGCTAAAGATATACTTGATAGAGGTGGTTTTGTTAAAACTGATAAAGTTGAAGTATCTGCAGCAAGTCCTTTGTTTATATTACCACCTAAAGAAAATGAAAATAAATAGAGATTGGAAACTTCCAAAGCCAGAAGAAACAGAAGATGGCTATGTTTGGAAACCTATAGTTAGGGTAGGAAGAACAATACCTTTTGGTTACAAACAAGATGAAGAAGATAAAGATATTCTTATTCCAATAGTAAAAGAGTTAGAATTATTAGAAAAAGCTAAAAAATTTATTAGACAGTATAGTTACAGAAAAGTTGCAGACTGGCTTTCAACAGAATCAGGTAGAAAAATATCTCATGTAGGATTAATAAAGAGAATACAAATTGAGCAAAAACGTAAGTCAGAAGCTTCAACTCAAAGCTACCTTGCCAAAAGGTACAAAGAGGCGATACAAAAAGCAAAGAAACTTGAAGAAAGAATCTCAGGAGCAACCTAAAGTTGTACCTGCTGAAGTTGTAAGAGAACCAATTGAAGTTGAACAGGCACAAAGTAAGATTATTTTTGAGCCTAATCCCGGACCTCAAACAGAGTTCTTATCAGCAAATGAACGAGAAGTTCTTTATGGAGGCAGTGCAGGTGGCGGCAAGAGCTACGCAATGCTTGCAGACCCAGTACGTTACTTAAACAACCCACACTTTAGAGGACTGTTAGTTAGACGTACAACAGAAGAACTAAGAGAACTTATATCAGTATCAAAACAATTATACCCACAAGCAATACCTGATATTAAGTTTATGGAGAGAGACAAGACTTGGGTAGCTCCATCAGGAGCAACACTATGGCTCTCCTACTTAGATAGAGATGATGACGTAACAAGATACCAAGGTCAAGCTTTTAGTTGGATTGGATTTGATGAGCTTACACAATGGCCTAGTCCATATCCGTTTGATTACATGAGATCACGTTTACGTACTACAAGAGATAGTGGACTAGAGGTTTATCAAAGAGCTACTACAAACCCGGGAGGTCCCGGACATAGTTGGGTAAAAAGAATGTTTGTAGATCCTGCTCCTTATGGTAAATCTTTTTGGGCAACAGATATAGAAACACAAAAACCTCTTACATGGCCTAAGGGTCATAGTTTAGAGGGAAAACCATTATTTAAAAGAAGATTTATACCTGCAACATTATTTGATAATCCCTATTTAGCAGAAGATGGAATGTATGAAGCTAACTTACTTTCACTACCAGAGAATCAACGTAAACAATTATTAGAGGGAAATTGGGATGTATCTGAGGGAGCAGCTTTTCCTGAGTGGAACAGAACCACTCATGTTATTGAGCCTTACAATATACCTAGTGGTTGGACTAAGTTCAGAGCCTGCGACTATGGCTACGGAAGTTATACAGGGGTTTTATGGTTTGCAGTCGCTCCTGATGAACAATTAGTTGTTTATAGAGAACTATATGTTTCTAAAGTATTAGCTAGTGATTTAGCTGATATGGTATTAGAAGCAGAAAAAGAAGATGGAACAATACGTTATGGTGTACTTGATAGTTCTCTGTGGCATAAAAGAGGAGATACAGGACCATCACTAGCAGAACAAATGATAATAAAAGGTTGTCGTTGGAGGCCATCTGATAGAAGTAAAGGGAGTAGGGTTGCAGGAAAAAACGAGATCCACAGAAGATTACAAATTGATGAATTTACCGAATCACCTCGTTTGGTGTTTTTTAATAACTGCACAAATATTATCTCTCAACTACCGATAATACCTCTTGATAAATCTAATTCAGAAGATGTAGATACAAAATCAGAGGATCACTTATATGATGCTTTACGATATGGTGTAATGACAAGACCGAGAAGTAATTTGTTTGACTACAATCCTGATACACAAAGAACAGGATTTCAAGCATCAGATGCAACATTTGGATATTAAGGATAAGATATGGCTGAATATACAGAAGAGAATGCAATGGATGCTGAACAATCAGCTGCAATAGAGGATGTAGACTATGATGGTTTAGTTGATAAACCTGCAGGTCAGATAGAAAGATTTGTAAAAGAAAAATTTAATAAAGCAGAAACAGCAAGAAGATCTGATGAAGAACGCTGGATTCAAGCTTATAGAAATTACAGAGGTATTTATGGTCCTGATGTTCAATTTACTTCTACAGAAAAATCTAAAGTATTTGTAAAAGTTACTAAAACTAAAGTTCTTGCAGCTTATGGTCAGCTAGTTGAAGTTCTTTTTGGAAGTAATAGATTTCCATTAGGTATTAATCCTACAACTCTTCCTGAGGGTGTAGAAGATACAATTAGTTTTGAAACAAATCCACAACTTAAAGAAGCTCTTGGTGAACAAAAAAGTGAAGAAGAGGAAAAACAACTTCTTCCCGGGGAAACTATGCCTGAGTTTAATGAACGTGTAGGACCTTTAAGTGATGACCTAAAACCTATAGAAGAAGATGTAGAATTTAAACCGGGAAAAGGTCCCTCTTCTATACAATTTCATCCTGCAATGGTTGCAGCTAAAAAGATGGAAAAGAAAATCCATGATCAATTAGAAGAGTCTAATGCAAAGAAACAACTAAGATCTGCTGCATTTGAAGCTGCACTATTCGGTACTGGTATTATGAAAGGACCTTTTGCAGTTGATAAAGAATATCCTAATTGGAATGAAGATGGTGAATATGAACCAGTATTTAAAACTGTTCCACAAACTTCTAATGTTTCTATATGGAATTTTTATCCTGATCCAGATGCAAACAATATGGATGAAGCAGAGTATGTTATAGAAAGACACAAAATGTCACGTTCTCAATTACGTGCTTTAAAACGTAGACCTTTCTTTAGAGAGAATGCTATTGATAAGTGTTTAGACTTAGGAGAAAATTATAATAAAGAATGGTGGGAACATGCAATGAATGAGGATAGTGAAGAAGACTATACTCAAAGATTTGAAGTTCTAGAGTTTTGGGGTTTTGTAGACAGAGAAATAATAGAACAATATGATGTCGATATTCCTAAAGATTTAAGAAAAGTAGAACAAGTTAGTGTAAATGCTTGGATTTGTGGTGGATGTGTATTACGTTTAGTAATGAATCCATTTACACCTGCATACTTACCTTACTATGCTACACCTTATGAAATGAATCCATATAATATATTTGGTGTTGGTATTGCAGAAAATATGGATGATACTCAAACATTAATGAATGGTTTTATGAGAATGGCAGTTGATAATGCTGCACTATCAGGAAACTTATTAATAGAAGTAGATGAAACCAACTTAGTTCCCGGACAAGATCTTAGTGTGTATCCCGGAAAAGTCTTTCGCAGACAAGGCGGCGCACCCGGTCAAGGTATTTTTGGAACAAAATTTCCCAACGTGTCTAACGAAAATATGCAGATGTTTGATAAAGCTAGAGTGCTTGCAGATGAAAGTACTGGCTTTCCCTCATTTGCTCATGGTCAAACAGGTATACAAGGTGTAGGTAGAACTGCATCTGGTATATCTATGTTGATGAATGCTGCTAATGGTTCTATTCGTAATGTTATTAAGAATGTAGATGATTATCTACTAGGACCTTTAGGCAAAGCATTTTTTAGTTTTAACATGCAATTTGACTTTGATCCAGAAATTAAAGGTGATCTTGAAGTTAAAGCTCAAGGTACAGAAAGTTTGATGGCTAATGAAGTCAGAAGTCAGAGACTTATGCAGTTTATGCAAACAGTATCTAATCCTGCTCTTGCTCCTTTTGCTAGAATGGATTACATTGTTAGAGAGATTGCAAAAAGTATGGATCTTGATCCTGATAAAGTAGCTAACTCTATGAGTCAAGCTGCTGTACAAGCAGAAATACTCAAGAAGTTTCAAGAACAAAATCCACCTCCACCACCAGTAGCACCACAAGGTATACCACCTCAAGCTCAAGGACAGTCTCCTGCACCCGCAGGTGTACAAGTAGAAGATACACAAGGATCTGGTGGAGCTACTATAGGAACAGGATCAGTACCTACTCCGGGAGAACAAGGTTTTACAGGTGATCAAGGAACTATACAATAATGATGAAATTAAAAAAATTTACTAATGATAAAGAGCTATGGGATTCATTTGTAGAATACATAGATGATGCTATAGTAAAACAACATAAAACTTTAGAACAAACAGTTGAGATGCCTATGATATATAAATTGCAGGGATCTATTGCTTGTTTACGTAGAATGAAATATCTTAGAGATGAGCTAAATACAATGAGGACTGATGCCTGATCCATTTATAAAAAAGCAAGCTAAAGAAAATAAACAAGCAAAAGCTGCTGAAAGTTTTAGAGCTAAAGAAGCTCAAAGCTTAACTAAGTCTATTGGAACTATTGATACAATATCAAAACCAACAGTTAAACCTTTAGTTCAACCAAGAGAAAAAGATGATGAAGTTAAGACTACTAGTTATGAACCTTATACAAATAAAGATGTTTATAAGTTACCATCTAATGTAGTAAAAATAAGTAGTTTGGAGAGAAGACCTGTAATACCTAAAGGACCCGATTACAGTGAGGAAAAATTTAAAAAAACTCTTCCAAAAAATCCTTATCAAAGTTATGATCCATTTTACATACCAAATAAATTTAAAGGTATGAGTTATGGAGAAATACTTGCTGATAATGTTATAGGATTAGATAATGGATATGATACAGTTGTAGAAAAATTAGCACAAGAGTTTAACAAAGACGAAATAAAATTTTTAAAAAATATGGCTATAGGTGTTTATGAGGGAACTTTAGAATTTATAGCTGACCCATTAGGATCTATATCTAGTTATGTAAGTGGAGTAAGTGAAGCAGGTAAAAATCTTTGGACTCTCAGTTTAGAAAAAAGATTAGAACTTATGTTTGACATTACTAACCCTTATGAAGCTACTGAAGCTCAAATGAATCAAGCAAGAGAAGCTGTCTTAGGAGATATACTTAGAGTTGCAGAAGCAGCAGCTATAACAAAAGTAGCTACAACTGCTGTTAAGTTTGGTGCGAGTAAAGCAAAACCTCCTATGGTTAAAATGGCAAAAAATATAGCAGAAAATTATGTAGATAAGGATATAGGTTTAGGTAGTTCTACTTATAAAAAATTACCAGCATTTTCAGCAATAGAAGAGTTTGAAATTAACATACCTGAAAATTTTAAAAATATAAGAGAAACTTTAGCTAAACCAATACAAACTACAAGTAGTTTATCTAAACCTGCTATGGTATTAAATAATTTAGAAGATTCTATATCTGAAAATAATATGTCTGATATATTAGCAAGAACTAAAGAAAAAATTAAAGGTATGATAAATGTTGATGATATTAAGTTAGTAAATAATCAACCTAAATTTGAAAAGAATATGACACTCTTTTCTTTTAATCCAATCTCAAATCAAACAATATCTGAAACTAGTAGTGATCCATTTGGTATTGCTTTAAAAACACAATATGAAAGTTTAGAACTTGATACACAAACTGTAAGTGTTGATTTAGATAAAGCTAATCCTCTTTTGTTTGAATATAGTACACCTAGTTTAGTTGCTAATTTTAACAACAATCCTATAAATAAAGGTTTGCCTGAAGATTTTGATTTTGTACAAAAAAATAGTTATTTAACTGGTGGAGATTTTGGTATTGACCCTACAACTTTTTACAATGGAAAACCTTACGGACAAGGTAAAGGAACACAAACATTTAGTCCTTTAGTTAGACTTTTAAATAATTATCCTGATTATAATCAACTAAAAAGAAAAAAGATAATTAGTCCAAGAAATCTTTGGAAACATTTATCTGCTAATAAATTTGGTAAAAAACAATCACTAGCTTTTGTTTTTGGTGGTGAAGATAGATTTGCTAGTCAAGCTTATGAATATTTTTGGGAAAAAGGTTTTATACCTGATAATAATGAGATAAGTGATGCAGGTAATAATTTGTTAAAAGCTGATGAATACTATTCTGTTATAGAAAAACATTTAAATAATTATAATAATAGTATAAAAAATCCAACTGCTTTTACTTATTTGGATAGATTAACTAACAAAGCAGTTACATTTTTTCAAATACAAACAGGTCATAAACCTTTTATATTTGAAGATAAAAATTCTTTTGAAAGCTTTACTCAATTAAGTAATAATGATTTTTTTAATTATGTAAATAAACAACTTCAGCTTCCTAATACACAAGGTTCACTTCCTTATAATAATGTTGCTAATTTTGAAGTAGATATCTATACTAATGCAGACTCAAAGGGTGCGACGGGTAAAAGCACAACTAGTTTAATGGTAGAAAGAAATCAAAATTATTTAGATGAACAAGCAATAAAAGAGTGGAACTCTAAAGAATGGGTTACTCCAAATTATAATGACTCTGATTTTTCTAATAAAAATTCACAAGTAATAAAGAATAGACAAAATTATGTTATAAGGATGTCTACAAATCAACATGCGTTAAACAGAGATGCTAATTCTGCAAGAGGTATTCTAAATTATAATACTGGATCAGTCGTTGGAGATGCAGAGTTTTTTAGTCCAAGATTTGTTACAACACAAAGTCAAATTGGAAATAAAGGTGGTGCTGGTTACTTATGGTCTAATGAAGAAATTTTTGATGAAGATTCATTAAAATTAATAAAAGAAAATAAAATTCCTGAACAAGAAGTTATTAATAAAAGAATATACGAATTAAATGAATATGTTGCAGATCTTACTTTTCCTGTTGGAGGTTGGATAGCACTAAGAGTTCCTAGAGATGTTAGAAATCAAAATTTTCAAAATTTTATGGTTGATAGATTACGTGAACCTTTTCCAATAATTTCAGAACAAGCAACTGCTTTTAGTATAGAAGATTTATTTTTTGAGTTAAAAAACTTAAATATGAAATTTGCACAAAAAGATATTGATTTATCAAATAAAACTAATCAACCTAAAGTTGAATTTTCAGGAATAAGTGATCCTGTTGTTTTTAGTCAAATAGTTAAAGCTTCAAGGATTTTTGAAAACAAAGCTGATAATAATGTTTTTGATGGTAATGATAATTTAAAGTTTCATGTAAGTGACCCTTTATTTACTAACAGACAAAGATTAGGATCTAATTTAACTAGTCCTAATTCAAATGCTGGAGATGTTCTTTATGCTCCTACAATTAGACGATATGATTTAAAGTTTAATAGTTTAATACAATTTTTTACTCAAGCAACAGCACCCTATGTATTAAGTGGAGTTATTTTTCCTAAAATTAAAACTAAAGATGGTTTTACTGTAGAGAATAGAAAATTCAGAAGACTTACACCAATACACACTACTGATACTTTTACGGATAAAAATCTAGATAAAAATACGATAGGTATATCAGGAATATCAGTTGCTAATCCTTTAACTTTTAAAATAAATTCAGTATACGATAATCTTATAAATGAAGTTGGGTATTCTAAAGTTGCACAAATAATGCAAAATAATAAAAACTTACATAATTTAAAAGCTCACAGATTTGTTAATATACCTTTTAATAGAATAGATAATCATATAGAACCACCAAGTCAAGAAAGTATTTTACTAATTAATGATTTTTTAAGTAAATTATCTCTCTCTGTAATTGATAAAAATTATGGATCACAAGAAAAATTTCCTGTTACTTATAGTAATACAACTCCTTATGCTAATGAAATAGATGGTGAGACTTTAATAGAAAATGGTGTTAGTAGAAAATTTGTATATCCTGAAAATACGGGAGGAATTGTTCCTTTCCTAAATCAAAAAAATTATGCATATTATAACGAGCATGAATTTGATGTAGCAAAATTATTTGTTATAAAAGAATTAGATGAGAATTTATATAATGAATTATTAGATGAAATGGTAACTGAATCTTATAATAAAAACCCTAGAGTTAGTCAAGTTTTAGAAGAACCGAAAGATAGTTTAATATATGAAATACCAGATCTTATAGCTTCACAAAAATTTTCTGATGCACGTAGACTGCACCCTTTTGTAAAAAATGCTGATGGTCAAAATTTAATATTACAACAGTTTTATACTGAAAGTACTCTTAATGAAGTATATGAGGGTTTTAAATTAAAAGATCTTAATGACTATGTAGTTAAAAAAATGAACTCAGATGGTCTTAGTTCTAATGAAGTTGTTAAAAAATATTTTGATAGTTTTGATAAATTAAGTTCACCTCAGTTTGTATTTAGTAGAGATTTAAGTGATCGTTCAAATATCAGAACAAATACTATGAATCAATTTAATACACCAAAGTACCCTAAAGACTTAACAAATTTAGAATTATTAAGAGAACTTACAGACACTAGAAGACAAAAATCTGCAGAGCCTTTAAAAGGTAAATTAGACTATTCCTATGGACAAGATCTAGACGATATTAAAAAACAAGTTAAAGAACTTGAAGAAGAAACTTTAAATTTTAAAAATTCAAGACTTTTAACAGATTATGTAGACGAGCTAGATAAAATATATAATAAAATGCTTTTAGAAAATAAACAAAATAAAGATAATAATAATAATCCTACATTTGCAGGAAAAACTAAAAGTTCTTTTTATAAACAGATACGAAACTCTAGTGAAAGTATTGAACAATTTACCTCTAGTTTCCATGATGCAGGAGCAGAAAGTTTAGGCCATACTAGATTTATTTATTCTCCCAATATGAAAGTTGCTTTAATAAATGAATTACAATTTGATGCTTTACAACAATTTAAAAAAGCAGAAATGAAAGACAAAGAAAAAAGTACCTTAGATATTGATAAAGAAGATAGTTTTTCTTTTGATCAGTTTAGAGCCGAAACTAAAGCTCAAAAAGGATTTAAAAGATTAGTAGAAGATGTATTTGAAAATAGTGGATTAGTAAAAATATATCTAAATAAATATGCAAGGAACACTAGTAAAGGAATTAAAGAAGATTTTAAAGAATATAATATTCCTGAACTTTCTGCAGATAGAAGAGACAGTGCTAGGACGGGTGTTTCTACTTATTTTGAAAAGTATAATATATTCTACGATAAACTTATACCTAATAATTTACATGGCGATTACTTTAGAAATATTGGCTTTAAGATGAGTGGTAAAGTTGAAGAAAGACCATCTAGACAATATAGTTTAACAAGCAGTGTATTTGATAAAGATTTAAATGGTTATAAAACTGAGATTACTAAAAAAGATAATGAACCATTTCAAATTCAAGATCTTGTTTATATAAATGATATGCAACATTTTTTAAATACTTTGCTTAGATCAAGAGAATATAACGACAAAGATTTATATCGTGATTTAGATATAAAAAGCATAGAGGATGAAATTAAATATAATCAAAAATTATTTGACACTGATAGTACAAAATTTTTAAGTATGAATCAAGTATTTAGATTATTAATGTATGAACAATTTAGTTCTTTTAAAAAAGATTTGAAAAGAGAGATTCCTATTTTTGATTTTAATATAACTGTTCAGCAATTACCTAAACCAAAAAAAAGAACACCATACCCACAATCTATTGGTATGTATGTAGACAAACTTTTAGGAACAGATAGGAATTTAATACTTGATATGGACTATGTAGAAGACCAAATTAAAAAAAATCCATTTAAGGTTTTTTTAAGTTTTGTTAAACCCAAGAGTAGACAACAACAAAAGAAAGAAGTAGAAGAAAAGATTAAAAAAGAAGTTAGCACTGGGTATACT